TATTCCTTGATTCGGGGGCCTTTTCTGCCTTAACCCAAGGAATAGAAATCAACATCTACCAATATATAGACTTTATCAAAAAACATTTAGACGTACTTGAAGTATATGCTAATCTTGATTTCATTCCTAAGAAGGATACGGGGCCTAGTAAAAAAATGAGCGCAGAAAAAACACTCGAAAACCAACGCATCATGGAAGAAGCAGGGCTTTCTCCGTTACCATGTTTTCATGTTGGGGAACCGCTGGAATACTTGGAATACTACATCAAAAATTATGATTATATTACCCTCGGCGGGATGGTTGGAAAGCAAAAAGGCACGTTGATCCCTTGGCTTGATTTGGTTTTCGAAAAATTTATTTGTGATAAAAATGGAATGCCTAAAGTCAAAGTGCATGGATTTGGTCTCACTTCCCTTTCATTAATGCTAAGGTATCCATGGTATAGTGTGGATAGTACTTCTTGGGTCATGACGTCGCGGATGGGTTCAATCTACGTCCCAAGATATCGTAACGGGAAATGGATATACGATGAGAACTCTTGGAGCGTAGCGGTTTCTTCTCGGAGCCCGAGAAAAGCAGAAACCGGGAAGCACATTGATACTTTCTCACCGAAACACAGAGACATTATTTTAGATTATATTCATTCCAAAGGATATAAGCTTGGAAAATCCAGGTTTGAGTATTACCCGCAAAGCCATGAATTAGGAAAGAAAGAGCGTTGGGCAGAAAAGAAGCCCAAGAACAAAAACGCCCTACGATTATTAGAGATCATCGAGGAAGATGGAATATCCAACCATTACCAATTACGGGACGAAATGAACATAATCTATTTTCAGGACCTGGAGAAAACCATACCAGAGTGGCCTTGGGCATTCAAATTAAAAGGATTGCGGGGTTTTTCACTATGAGATTATATTTTGCCGGCCCCGGTTATAGAAAGGAGATCTTGACTATCATGACTATCGAAAAAGACGGGAGAGAGTTTTTTGTTTATTGTGATATATGCGGAGAGACTGCAAGGGAATTCTTCGATACCTTCCAGGATGCCGTAGACTTTAAAAAGGAGAATAGTTGGAAAAGTCGGGCAGAAAAAGGGGAGTGGCTAGATATCTGCCCTGAATGTCAGGGGGTGAAATAATTGAAATGTGATGGGTTCTCCTCAAAAGATACTCGCAAGGGGTTATTGATAGAAAAGGCTAGGGAATTGAAAGAGGCTGGGTTAAAATGGTCATGGAAGCCTGGAGATTTTTTCGTACTCTGTTGGGAGGAAAATCCAGAAACGGAGTCGGCGATTCGGGTATGCTACAAGGGGTTTAGCGGAGATTATTATGGGGATAAAGAAGATATCTGGATTCCGCGGCTTGACCAGTTATTGGAAGAGATTATGGTAAGGTCATATAGGATCAAGCTCGAATCCTTTATAGGTGTTTTTAAAAACCGGGATTATTGCGTGACGGTAGACGCCGGACGAAAAAGAAAAGCCTTCTGGTCCCGCAGCTCCCTGGAAGATGCCACCGCTGACGCACTACTGTGGCTTTTAGATATGGAAAAAGGAGGTCGATCGTAATGGAAAGTAATCAAACCCTGGCTCTGAAATACCGGCCTAAAACGTTGGACGAGGTTATAGGCAACGAGCTGGTAGTATCCGTATTGAAAAGCCAACTAAGCGGGGAAAGCCAACAGCCACTATCCCGAAGCATCCTGCTGCATGGACCGACCGGTTGCGGCAAAACCACCCTGGCCAGGATTATTGCCCGGGAGCTGGGGGTTAGCAACGCGGACCTGAAGGAAATAGACTCAGCGGATTTCCGGGGAATCGACACCATCCGGGAGATTCGCAAGCAGAGCCAGTACATGCCGTTAGCCAGCCCATACCGGGTTTGGATATTGGATGAGGTACATATGCTGACCAGGGAAGCTCAAAGCGCTCTACTTAAAACTTTGGAAGATACCCCAAAGCATATATACTTCATCTTATGTACCACCGATCCGCAAAAGCTACTACCGACGATACGGGGTCGCTGCTCCCAGTTCCAGGTCCAAACAATCAACGACAAGGAGATGAAGCGGCTCCTGCGGAGGGTGGTGAAAGCAGAAAAGGAAAGTCTGACCAAAGAGGTCTACGTCCAAATAGTACAGGATAGCCTGGGCCACCCCCGGAACGCCTTGCAAATCCTGGCTCAGGTCCTGGCCGTAGAGGAGGACCGGAGGCTGGAAGTGGCCAGGCGGACAGCGGAGGTCCAGTCCCAAACAATTGAGCTTTGCCGGGCCCTTGTCGGTGTTGCTCCCTGGAAGAAGGTTTCCGGTATTCTTGGGGGGCTGAAGGAAGAAGACGCGGAAAAGATCCGCCGGGCTGTTTTAGGCTATTGCCAAGCCATACTTCTTAAAGGAGAGAATAACCGGGCCGCCGTAATCATGGAGGAATTCATCGAACCTTTCTTCAGCTCTGGGTTCCCAGGGCTGGTGCTAGCCTGCTACCGGAGTGTAAACTCCGATGAATAAAAAACGGGGAATGGTAAGGACAAAGAAGTCGGTAAATCCCGCTCGTGAGGGGGGTATGATGAGGACTAGGCGGCCCTCCCCAGGGAAGGGGATGGTACGCTTGGTAGAGTATATAGATAAGGATAGGGCATACCGGATGGGTAGGTTAGTGGAGGAACGCCGGGCTTATGTATTACTTATAGGGGTGTTCGGAGAGAGGGTAGAGGTTCCAAAAAACCGAACCATTAAAGAACATATCACGTCAGTGGAGCGGTTAAAAGCGTTTAGTCGGACTTACTGTATAAACTGCTATGGGATAAACAATTATCCACCGACGCTTTGAGGAGGGTGTTTTTTAAACGCGTCTGAGCACCAATATATGACTTCGGAAGACTGTTATAAACTGCTACTATAAAACTCAAGCAGGTTAATTCTAGGCCAAGCAGTATAATAATATAGGGAGGCATTTAATATGGATCAAAAAATCAAATAACTGTTTGAGGAAGAATAGGAAAAGAACAAAGCTAGGAGGGGGAGATATGGAGTTGGACTATGAAAGGGATGTAGGCATCGACGAACAGGCGCTGGATATTGAGTGGCTGCAACAAGCCAGCCTTATGTACCGCTATGCGAAACACCAAGCCCAAACCCGCAAGGCGATGGATGAGGCAAAGGAGCGCCTGGACTATGTCCGGGCCTCCCTGGAAATGGATATCCGGGCCAACCCGGATAAATACGGCCTGGGTAAGGTAACAGAGGCTGCTATAGCCAGCACCATCCTTTTGCAAGGGGGGTATCAGGGAGCATCAAAGGCTTACATCAACGCCAAGTACGAGAATGAAATAGCAGGGGCGACGGTCCGGGCCATCGACCAGAAAAAGACAGCTCTGGAAAACATGGTTCGGCTGCTGGCGGCCTCATACTTTGCCGGTCCCCAGGCCCCGAGGGATCTGAGGGTGGAGTGGGGTGAATATATAAAGAAACAAGGGAATCGGGACGCCAATACAAAGGTGGTAATTAAGGATCCGAGGAATAAGGAAGAAAGTGAACCCCTGACAAAAGGCCGGACCAGAAGGAGCAAATAATGAAGAACCGCTCCGCTACGAACCAGAAAACAAGCGAGGAGGGATATTGAATGAGAATCCGGGTTGCCTACGCGGAGCTGAGAACATACCCTGACAACAGCAACAAAGCTGCGGAAGCTGAGATTGAGGCCGTAATCCCCGAGGGGAAGGATGCAGATAAGGCGTTCGATCAGCTTTGGGGAATGGTCCAGAAGGAAGTCAAGGAAAGGCTGGAAGTAAAGGACAAAGGGGAAACCATAAGGGAAGGGGAAAAGTAAACGATGGCGAGGAACAAAAAGAGAAAAAGCAAATTTAAGGGTGCGGTAAGCCGTAACTCGGAAAAGCAGAATAGGGGTTCGCAATATGGTCACTTGAAGCTGCCCAAAGGAATGTCAGTTTTTAAGGAGGAGCCTAAGACTCGGGTTATGTTTGATATTATGCCTTATATGGTCACCTCGGACTATCACCCGGATAGGGATGATGAATACGGTATCGCTGTAAAAGGGGAACTCTGGTACAAGCGACCGTATTGGCTGCACCGGGATGTAGGTTCAGATAACCAGCCCGTTGTTTGCCCCACGAGCATAGGGCAGAAGTGCCCAATATGTGAGTACCGGGCCCAGCTCCTGAAAGAAGGCGCCATGTGGGATGATGATTCTGTAAAGGGCCTCAAGCCTTCCATGCGTAACCTTTACGTCATCATTCCGAAAGAAAATAAAAAGTTTCCGGAAGAACCTCATATTTGGGACGTTTCCCAATTCCTATTCCAGGAGAAGCTCAACGAGGAAGTACAGGAGAACGAAGATTATGAAACCTTCCCAGACCTTGAGGAGGGCTTCACTTTACGGGTAAGGTTCTCTGAGGGGACTTTTGGAAGCAACAAATTTGCCGAGGCTTCAAGGATAGACTTTATTGAAAGGGATAAGGCGTATAACGAATCTATCCTCAACGAGGTTCCGTCCCTGGACGAACTGCTCGAAGTTCCCAGCTATCAGGCTCTTGAAGCCATGTTTTTCGGAAACATATCAAGGGATGAGGCCGATGAGAAAGGTGGACAGGATGGAACCAGGGACGAAGAGGAGGAGGAAGAGGAGAAACCCAGGCGTCGTCGGCGGAAATCGACGAATGAAGATGACGAAGAAGAAAAACCCAGGCGAAGACGCCCCTCCGCAAGAAGCTGCAAAGACGAGGAAGATCCTGATGATCCAGATGATGATGAATCCAAAGAGGACGACTACCCCGATGAAGAGGACGACTACCCCGATGAAGAGGACGACTACCCCGATGAAGAGGAAGAAAAACCCACCAAGCGGAAGCCATCCGGGAAAGCCCGGCAAGAGAAGGATAAATGCCCCCACGGGCACAAGTTCGGGTGGGAGAATGACGAGCATGACGAGTGTGACGGCTGCCCCGTCTGGGAGGAGTGCCTAGACGCATTAGAATAGGGGTGACAAATATCCATGGTGATGAGAAGAAAGAAGCTGAGTGAGCAAGTCGAAGAAAAGGTCACGAAAACGATAAGGAAGAAGCAGGAGGATCCAGAATATGACGGCTCCGACATAACCGTTTCCACCGGCTCCACCCTCCTGGACCTGGCCATAACTGGGGGCCGGTTCCGGGA